CATTTAGTACAAGAGCAATTTGGTATTGATATATCAGAAAACCCACCAGAATCACTTCCTGATTCAGAGGATGAGCTAGCGTTACATATGCAACTTAACTATAAGCAAGCGGTAGAATTAGCAGAAGAACAGGCTATTAATGTATTAATGGATAATAGTGATTATGATTTAACTAGACGAAGAGTTCTGTATGATTTAGCTGTATTAGGTATAGGTGCTACAAAAACAACTTTTGACTTTGCTGACGGAGTTAAAATAAAATACGTTGATCCAGCTAATTTAATTTATTCTCACACAGAGTCGCCATATTTTGACGACGTGTATTACGTTGGTGAAGTAAAAATCGTACCTATAAACGAATTAGTAAAAGAGTTTCCCGATTTAACTGAAGAAGAAATAAAAGATATAGTAGACAATTCTGGTTACACATCTTACAGACATTCTCATTACAGAAGAGAATTAGACAAAAATCAAGTAGAGGTTTTATACTTTAATTATAAAACACATATGAATGATGTTTATAAATTAAAAAAGCTAGGTAGTGGCGCTGAAAAAGTAATTGAAAAAGACGACACGTTTGATCCACCTATAGAAAGCATGGATGGTGATTTTAGTAAACTAGAAAGAACTGTAGAAGTTTTGTATGAAGGCGTTTATTTAATAGGCGCAGATAAATTGCTAAAATGGAAAATGGCTGATAATATGATGCGCTCAGACTCTGATTTTGGTAGCGTTAAAATGAACTATCAAATTGTCGCTCCTAGAATGTATCAAGGTAGAATAGAATCTATTGTTAGTAGAATAACAGGTTTTGCTGATATGATTCAATTAACACATTTAAAGTTACAGCAAGTTATGTCCCGTATGGTACCTGATGGTGTTTACTTAGATGTAGATGGTTTGGCAGAGGTTGATCTTGGTAATGGAACAAACTATAATCCGCAAGAAGCTTTAAACATGTTCTTCCAAACTGGTAGCGTTGTTGGTAGAAGTTTCACTAGTGAGGGCGATGGCAATCCTGGTAAAATTCCAATACAGCAAATAAACAATGGAGTAAATGGTGGTAAAATACAAAGTTTAATTCAAACTTATAATTACTACTTACAAATGATAAGAGATACAACAGGGTTAAACGAGGCTAGAGATGCTGCCACTCCAGATAAAAACGCTTTAGTAGGTGTACAAAAATTAGCTGCTGCAAATTCAAATACGGCAACTAGACATATATTACAAGCAATGTTATTTTTAACAGCTGAAGTTGCTGAATGTTTATCTTTAAGAATATCTGATATAGTAGAATATTCCCCAACTAAAGATGCTTTTATACAAGCTATAGGAGCTCATAATGTTGCAACATTAGAAGAAATGTCAAACTTGCATCTTCATGATTTTGGTATATTTATAGAGTTGTTACCAGATGAAGAAGAAAAGCAATTACTTGAAAATAATATACAAGTTGCGTTAGGTCAACAAATGCTTGATCTAGATGACGCTATAGATTTACGTAACGTAAGAAATATAAAGCTTGCTAATCAATTATTAAAAGTTAAAAGAAAAGCTAAAGCTGAGAGAGATCAGGCAATGCAGCAACAGAATATGCAGGCTCAAGCTCAAGCAAACGCTCAACAGCAACAAGCAGCCGCCCAAGCGGAGATACAAAAGGCTCAAGGTAAAACCCAAGCTGAGTCCCAACTAGAGCAAACTAGAAATCAATTAAAAATACAATACTTACAAGCAGAGATACAAGCTAAAAAAGAATTAATGCAGTATGAGTTTGAATTAAATTCTCAATTAGAAAGCATGAAAAAAGAAGCAGATGACGAAAAAGAAAATAAAAGAGAAGATAGAAAAGATATGAGAGTTGATAGGCAAGCTAGTCATCAAATGAATATGATAGAGCAAAGAAAGCAGGGTGATGCCGTTAAAAAGTTTGAATCATCAGGTAATGATATAATCAGTGGAGACGCAAGTATGAGAAAATTTGGTCTCTAATATTTAATATTTTATAAAATTTTATTATGGAAGAAAAAAACAAAGAAAAAGTTGTCGAAGAGATAGCTGAAAAGGTTGTTGAAAAAAAAGAACAACCAAGAGATAAAAAAGGCAAGTTCACATCAAAGAAAAAAACTAAAGATGATGGGATTGTAAAAGTAGATTTAAGTAAGCCACCTCCAACAAAAGAAGAGGTTGTTGAAGAAAAAGAAAACGTAGTTGAAGAATTAAAAACTGAAATACCAAAGGTTGAAGTTACAGAAACTAAAGCGCCAGAAGCCACAGAGGAAATTCCAGTAATGGAAGAAGTTACGCAAGAAGAAAAGGTAGAAGAGATAAAAGAGGTTGCCAAAGAGGCAATTGAAAATATGGAAGCTACTGGAAAGCCATTACCAGAAAACATACAAAAGTTAGTGGAATTTATGGAAGAAACTGGTGGCGATTTAAACGACTATGTACAATTAAACAGAGACGTTGAAAAAATGGACGACTCTGACGTATTAGATGAGTATTACAAACAAACAAAATCTCATTTATCACCAGAAGAAAGATCTTTTTTATTAGAAGATAATTACGGTGTAGATGAAGAGTTAGATGATGAGAAAACAATACGTAAAAAGAAAATAGCCCTTAAAGAGCAAGTTGCCGAGGCTAGAGCCCACTTAGACAGGCAAAAGTCTAAATATTATGAAGATATCAAAGCTGGAAGTAAACTTACAGAAGAACAACAAAAAGCTATTGATTTTTTCAATCGATCTGAAGAACAGAAGAAACAAACGGAAGTAAATAAAAGAACATTTTTAAATAAAACTGATAGTTTTTTTGGACAAGATTTCAAAGGTTTTGAATATAATGTCGGAGATAAGCGTTACAGGTTTAATGTTAAAGATGTTGATAAAGTTAAGACAACTCAAAGTGATATCAATAATTTTGTTAGTAAGTTTACTAACAAAGACAATTCAACTATTGAAGATACCGAAGGTTATCATAAATCATTATTTACTGCTATGAACGCTGATGCTATAGCAAAGCATTTTTACGAACAAGGTAAGTCAGATGCAATTAAGCAAACTGTTGCTAAAAGTAAAAATATAGATTTAAATCCTAGACAAACACACGGTGAAATAAACGTAGGTGGAATTAAAGTTAAAGCGTTAGGTGAAACTTCTTCTGATATTAAAAACAGATCATTTAAAATTAGAAAGAAAAATTAACTTAAAAATTTATAATTATGGCAATAACTGCAGGAAGTAATTTGAATAGTGTGCCGTCTGCTAAAGCGCAAACGCTATCTTCAAATTACCTTGACTTCAACCAAGACATGGGTTGGGCTCAGCAATATTTACCAGACCTTATGGAAAAAGAAGCTGAAGTTTTCGGAAAGAGAACTATATCAGGATTTCTTGAAAAAGTAGGGGCTGAAGAGGCTATGCAATCAGATCAAGTTATTTGGTCTGAACAAGGTAGGCTACATTTATCATACAAAGGGCACGTACATTCCACTGCTAGTGGTTTAGATAGTTCTTCACAAATAGATATTACTAAAGACATTGATGGAAACACTGATGTTACTTCTGGAAACCACGGTATTAGAGTTAATGACACTATTGTTATCGCTGACTCTACTAATGGCGTTAAAAAAGGTATAGTAGTAAAAGTAGATACTGACAGAATTGATGTTGCTATTTATGGAGCAGCTGCTCTTTCTGGAACTACATCTGGAGACGCTACTACTATAATGGTATACGGATCTGAATATATCAAAGGAGTTAGCTATTACAACGCTGCTGGTAACGCAACAGCTGATAGTAGAGGGGCTAACGAACCAGCTTTCAAAACGTTTAGTAATAAACCAATTATTATGAAAGACTATTTTGAAGTATCAGGATCTGATACAGGTAGAATCGGTTGGGTTGAAGTAACTAGCGAAGAAGGAGCTTCTGGATATCTTTGGTACCTAAAAGCTGAATCTGATACTAGAGCTCGTTTTAATGATTACTTAGAAATGGCTATGATAGAAAGTGAATTAGGTGGTAAATCTAATGACATCACTGAAGAATCTTATGTTCTAGGAGGTACAGGAGCTGACGCTTCTACAAAAGAAACTGGTACTGAAGGTTTATTTGCTGCTATCGAGTCAAGAGGTAACATGACATCTGGTGTAACAGGTGTTAACGCTGCTACTGATTTAGCTGAGTTCGATGCTATATTAGCTGAGTTTGACAAACAAGGTGCTATTGAAGAATACATGATGTTTGTAAACAGAGCTACTAGTTTAGCAATGGACGACATGCTTGCTTCAATGAACTCTTACGGAGCTGGAGGTACTTCATACGGAGTATTTGATAACGACGAAGATATGGCATTAAATTTAGGTTTCTCAGGATTTAGAAGAGGTTCTTATGACTTCTACAAATCTGATTTTAGATACTTAAATGATTTAGCTACAAGAGGTGGTATTAATGCCGCTGCAGGAGCTAATGCAATTAGAGGCGTTATGATTCCAGCTGGTACGTCTACTGTGTATGATCAGTCTTTAGGTAAAAACTTAAAAAGACCATTCTTACACGTTAGATTTAGAGCTTCACAAACAGACAATAGAAAAATGAAAACTTGGACTACTGGTTCTGTTGGAGCTGCTACATCAGCTTTAGATGCAATGCAAATACATATGTTATCAGAAAGATGTTTAATCACTCAAGGTGCAAACAACTTTATGTTAATGAACTAGTATTTATTTTAATAGGGGCAGCTTTTTGCTGCCTCTATTTTTATTAATTTTTTATTATATTATATTATGGCAAAGAAAAAAACAACAACTAAGGTTGAAGAACCTGTAGTTGAAGAAACAGTAGCTGTTGAAAAACAGCCGGTTGTAAAAGAGCAACCTAAGGTTGAAGCTCCTAAAATAAAAGCTAAACCAAGAAATACTTGGGAAATAAAAGATAGAGTTTATTATTTAAAAGGCAGAAGAAAACCATTGTCTAGAATGATAAGGTCTGCTAATATATTTTGGTTTGATGTAGAAAAAGGTTATGAAAGAGAACTTAAGTATTGTCAAAATCAAATAACTCCTTTTGTTGATGAAATGAAAGGTGATCAAAGATTAGAACATATTATTTTTAGAAGTGGAACCTTATTTGTTCCAAAAGAAAAAACTACTTTACAGAAATTATTATCTTTATACCACCCAGATAAAGACAATGTTTATTATGAATACAAGCCTATTGAAATAGCAGAAAATCAATTAGATTGGCTAGAGTTTGAAGTTGAGGCTTTAAGTATAGCTAAAGACATGGATATAGATATGGCTGAAGCTATAATGAGAGCAGAAGTTGGGTCTGAAGTTAATAACTTAAGTTCTAAAGAACTAAAAAGAGACTTATTATTATTTGCTAGACGTAATCCTAAATTATTTATAGAATTAACTACAGATGATAATGTTCAACTTAGAAACTTTGGCGTAAAAGCTACTGAAGCTGGTATAATTAAACTATCTAACGATCAACGATATTTTATGTGGGGATCAACTGATAGAAAATTAATGACAGTTCCTTTTGATGAACATCCATATTCGGCTTTAGCTGCTTGGTTTAAAACTGATGAAGGCATGGAAATATATTCAAATATACAAAAAAGAATGAAATAACATTTTTTAACTAATATTAATAGCCACTCATTACGGGTGGCTATTTTTATTTAGGGGCTAACCTTCCGCTTTATTATGTAACTATATAATAGTAAAATAAAACAAAATGGCAGTAAATATAAACAGCGTGTATCAAAAGGTTTTAGCCTTGCTTAATAAAGAGCAAAGAGGTTATTTAACACCACAAGAATTTAATCTACTAGCAGATAGAGCTCAAAATGAAATATATGAAGCTTATTTTCATAAAGCTAGAAACTCTNNNGCTAAACCAAAAGANGANGATACACATACAGATACTTTAGAAATGTTAGAAGCTAAATTATCTCCTTTCTTAAAATCAGAAACAAACACTAACATTTCTAGTGGTGTAATGACACTTCCAACAGATTTATATAAATTAGATATTGTAAAAGTAGGAACTAATCTTGCTACAGAAGTAAATAAAAAAGAAGAACATTATATTACTTC